ATTTGCTATTGTATTTGCGGAATCTAATATACCGCCAGCAAAGAATACTGAATTTTTGCCGCCATCTCCATGTATTCCAATTGGGCTTGGTGTGGTATCGTAATGTATCTCACCAAATCCGCGTGGGTTAATATTATTAACAAATCCTGTTGCATACTTAACTGTTTCATAAGTCATTTGCATTGTGTGTTGCATTAGTGACCCGTTTGCATATGAATGATTATCATGACCGAAGGAACTAATCATTGGATTAATTAATGTGTATTCTGCAAATCGTTTCTGCAACATACTATAGATTTTAATATCTTTAAAGAACCGTTGTCGTCCAGAGTTTAGGCCCCATTGTTCTCCGGGCCTAAATCCGTATCTATCATTTGTAGTATATTGAGCACCGCCACTTGCATAGTGACTATCGCTAAAATAAAATTGATAATAATTATTCCAAAGTTGACGTATCAAATCTTTGTTATCATCATGGAATGCGATGTTAATTGGGTTGTAATTAATCTTGTGGTGAGTTTGGACTTGTCTGTTGTATTGGTTGTGTGTTTGAACATCAATACTAAAACTTGGTAAGTCAATAGTCTTTACCAATAACGGTATTTCTAATTTATCTATACCCGAAAAAAGTTGTGCGGCATCTGGAGTAAAACTAAAAACCACATGAAAAAGGTTTGAATAACGAGGTTGTAACTCGTATCCATTATCAACAAATGTGCGGGCCGCATGTTTGTAGTCCCGCACATTGTCGCCTTTTTGCAATGCGTTTAGTAAACTGTTAACGCTAGTCATACGAGGTTAACCTCCTAGCCTGTTACTACTGAGCCAACTGTCCTCGCTACTGATGCGCCAACACCGTCACCAATTGGTGTCTGTACTGCGTTATCAAATCTAATTGATAATGCAACTGTTGCTGGTTCACTTGATGCATAGTTCAAGTCACCGTAGTTAACATTCTGTACAAAGCAACCGTATAGTTCCCATGTCTCTAATATGTTAGGTGTGCTTGCGCCGTTACCACCATCGAGCATTTCAAAACGTGTAATAAACTTGTAGTCGATGCCTGAACTTGCACTTGCTTGCTCGAGGAAATCGAATTGCTTTTGAAGTTGTTCGCCAACTAAACGTGTAACGCCACCGTTTACATCGTCACGTAGGTTAATTGTTACAGCCTCCCAAGTATGCTTACCAATTAAGAATACTTTTGAGTTGTAAACATCAATTGGCAGTTCGTCAAATGTAACAGAAGGACGAGTAATATCTATTACTTGTTTTGTTAATTCTGTACGTGGTGTTGAAACGCCAAAGTTCTCAAACATCGCCCTAAAGCGATATTTTAGTTTGGGCATTAACAAGCCTTGTGAGCTTGCTGATTGATCACTGTCGATTGGAACAGTAAATTTAGTAAGTGATGAAACTGACATTTCGTCTTGCTCCTATATAATTGTTAATAGTATTTATCTGTCGTTGGTCACAAAAAATGGGGGGCTTTCTAGTTAACCCCCCATATTATTTGTTAGTTAAACAGACTCAGCGGCTGATATGTTACCACTAGCAATTTCACCTGTGTTCTTAAGTCTAATTGGAATGTAGATGAATTCCGCTGCCTTTGTGGGCTCAATAGCAATATCAACATATAGTTCGTTGCGATCAATTCTAGAGTTTGTATTATTTGTCTCATCACAAACAACTAGGTAATCGTAAATACCACGCTTTGCAACTAGGTCGTTCATTGTACTTTCAATGTTCTCTTTAAGTTCGTCACGTGTAATTTTGTCGTTTGGCTCAAATACATAAGACAACGCAGTGTCTTTAACACTCTTGCGTAAGAACGAAACAAGCCTTGCTACGTTAATACGATCCAATGCGCTAGGCGTAGTTGCCCGTGTCTTATTACCATAGTTAAGAATACCTTGTCCATGGAAGAATGCTATTGGATTAACCTTGTTAGAATACAATGTATCACGTATTGATTCTCTAATATTGTCAGTTGCAAATTCACCTGTTGATGCTTTAACATACCCTAGACTTGAAACGTTGTCTACAGCACCTCGACGTGTGCCTGCAGGAGCAAACCATTCAAATGCTTGGTCATCGTTCCTACTTAACACACGAGCCATCATATGACTTGGTGGTACAACAATAGTATTCCCTGATAAGTCATTTGTTTGTCCTGATGGATAAAATACTGCCATGTACGCATCACTAGTAACAAGTCCATCGTCACCGTTATCTGATGCCGCGGCAGTGTTAGTTGCCCATGCTGTAATGTCAGTACCATTTGGTGCAAGCCTCATTGGAGAGTCGCCTAAAACAAATGCTGTTCCGTTGCGGTCATTATTTAGAGAAACCATATTAGAGATTAGCTCTGGATAACCAGGTGCTGTAATAACATTAAAGTTACGTGAGTCTTCGCGCAACTCTGAACTGTTATCAATGGCCGCCTTCATTGCGGCTACAACAGCACGTCGGACTGCCTTACGATTCATGTAAGGACTACCGTCGTTTTTATTGCCACTTGATGTTACCCATGCATCCTTCTCTGTTGGAAGTGTTGGATAAAGTGTAGTGTCTGAGAAGTTTGTACGACTAAAGTAATTGCTACGGAACTTCATAACATTTTGTGAACTACGTCTCGTGTTAAAAAGTAACATACCTTTTGGATAAATTGATGGATCTGGACGGTCAATATCAACAACATCACTTGTTAGTAATGCTTTAGTTGTTGGGATTGTTCCTGTAACAACATCTAATGTTGTGCTGGCCATAAAACGTGCATCAGCAAACAGAATACCATTTTCTGTAGTTTGATCTGCGTTATCAATTAGTACCCATTTGTTTTCGCCGGATACTGTTTCATAACGATATAGTTTTGGATAATTCTCTAAATCACTTGAGTCAATCCAAAGATCACCAATAACCAATGCTGTACTATCACTCTGCAATGTTGGCTCTGTAGTGCTAAAAATAACACCGTCTGGGTCTGTAGCAGTTAGTGTAAATCCACGTGCATCAGTACCTACGTTCTGATATCCTTGCCATATTGTACCATTATGAATCATAATGTCTGCTTCATAAGCATCATTATACCAATAAGTGTTGTCTGCAGGATCTGCACTTGGTTGGGTTGTACTTGCTGTATAAGTTGGCGCAACCCAGTTACTTAAAATTAAATCACTGCTATTACCTGCACGTACTTGTCCGGTAGTAATCCCCGTTACAATGCCTGCTGTGGTTAATGGTGTACCGGATGTTTCTTTAAGGATAATAACACCACCCAATGAATGCTTAATAACTATTGCACCAGTAGTACTAATACTTGCTGTAACGTTTGAGACGTTAGCGGCATTAATATCACTTGCTAAAGTTGTTAGTGTAGTACCACTTAGTACTACTGTTGCGGCAGTTGACATTGTTGTGCTACCTGCGGCGCTTGCACTAATAGTAAACGTATTAGTTGCTGTTAGCGAAGCAGTTGTAACATTGCCTGTTACTTCTAATGCGCCTGTTGCATAACGTTTATATAATTTATAAGTTACTGTATCATCTTCGTCAACGTCAAACTGTACATAATACTTTCCTGCTTCAATCGCTTTACCGCCAGTGGTATCAGTTTCTTTAAGAACTGTTTGATCATTTTCAAAAATACTTGTTCCTGTTAATGTTTGTGATTCAAACACTCCATTTGAAGAACTGTAAACGCTAATGTCTGGTCTTGAACCTAAGTTAAATTGGGTAGTTTTAACCCAAATACTTCCATTAGGACGAGGAACTGTGTCGCTAGTCTTCCATTCAGGAACTGTATAGTGTGCGCTCTGCTGGATTAATGGTCTTGCATATGTACCTGCTGTTAAGCCTGCTACTGTAAGAATTGTTCCACTACCATTAGCAAGTATAATCTTACCATCTGTAGTTGAACCATCGCTTTGGGCTGTACTATTTGCATAAATTTCAATTTTATTATCTATTGCCGCGGCTGTAACACCAGTAATACTTGCACTATTAATACTAGATGCAAGTTGTGCTACTGTTGTTCCGCTAAGTGTAACAGTTGTACCATTAAGAACAATAGTATTATTATTTACAAGTGTCGGACTTGCAATAGTTCCAGAGATAGTTGGCCACGCAACTTGCCAACTTGCACTACCTACTAGTACCCATGCGTTACTGCGGTTCTTGTAGTATACTGGATTCTTTACGTTTGTCATTACAACAGCATAGTCGCCAATAGCGCCAATGCTTGTTAATGGTACCCCACTGTCTAAGTCGCTTGTTGAAGTAATAACAGTTGGAATTTTATTTGTAAATGCACCAGTACTTTTATTCCATTCAAAGATTCCCCAACGGCTATCTGTGCCTGCATCCCACCAAACTGTATTTGCTGTTGGATTACCTGTTGGACGACTTTGGTTTGAAACCAATTCGTCTACGTTAATATCTGCTCTTGTAACATAAGCCCTATTGCTTACACCTAAGAAACTGTATGCGGCCATCAAACCATATTCATTATTTTCATATCCATGAATTGGTGTTCCGGCAGTTGTTGTATAAAACTTTGGATTACCAAAGGTTTGTGTTAACTCACGTTGACTACTTAATAGGTAAGTTTTACCTGCGTTAGCCGACGTAGTACCTGTAGCCGTAGCAGTTGTGCTACCGCCTTGTTTTTTATCTTGACCAGAGGCAACAATAAATGTTGCTACGGTTCCGGTTGGTGCCGGAGCATATTGACTTTCGTCAGTTACTGTAACTTGTACACCTGGGGATGTTAGTGCCATGATTTATCTTCCTTCAACATAAGAATTTTATTAAAAGTATTTATCGAATAATTGTATTTTACGCTGTATTTACATGGTACCTTTAAAGGTCCGCAATATAAATACCTGTATGCGCCCTTTATGTGATAAATGTGAAGTTAATCCTCGAGCAATAAATTATTACCTCGGAGATAAAATATATTACAGAAAATTATGTGATACGTGTAGTCGTAAGAAACAAAATCAAAAACCTCACAAAGATCCACTATGGAAAATTTCAGGATATAA